CGATCAAGACATCACCCTCAACGGGGCGAGCCGGAGAAGCGGGCAATGGTACTATGATTCAGGCGACAGTGCCTTCAACTGGGATGCAGTTCAGAAAATAGGCATATCCGCAGGGGATATGACGACAGACGACGGCGTTGACACGACGGCAGACGCAAACTATGTATTATATCTCGATGATTTAACTATTCCAGATATAGAGGTGAAGGCTATCAGCCAACACGCGGCAAGCCAAACTAGTTATGGCGTTAGAATGTATTCAGAGTATCGTGGGGACATCCTTAACCAAGTAGAACTAAATAACTACAGCACCGCATTACGGATATTAAAGGCAGACCCAGTAAGAACACTTAACTTGACGATACAGGGAAATACAGACATACTCTATACGGGGCAGAGCCTTGACGTAAATGCACCCCCATATGGGGTAAACGGCGACACAAAGTACAGGATACTGAAGCTTCACCACCACCTAGCCACGAAGCGGGAGAGCAGCTTCAGAGCCGAAGAGTTCACCACAGAACTAGAGCTCGTCCAAGACCAGATAAGCGGCTCAACACAGTACATCGACTATGGACGCAAACAGTTCTTCAACAGCCCAAGCATGGGATACCTAACCTACCTGAAGAACAAGGAGGATGAAGCCTCTAAAAGCAACATCCCGTCAACAGGCGGAAAAGGGATTTCATGGGTCGCCGGAGAAGACATCCCCCGGGGAGCAGATTTCCCCGACACAGCGAAAAACGGAGACTTGTTCTACCTCACAGATAAAGTGGATCAGAACTACCCTGGATTATACAGGTTCTATAATGGAGACTGGGAGCTTGTCGGGGTCTATAACCTTGACGCCATAGAAGATGGAGAAGAATATGGTAACGCGATCCATGAACGCCGCCACGAATCCTATATGCGGACACAGCACATCAAATTCGAGGGAGAAGCATTGGATGGTGTGGACGTGCTCACCACAGCAGCAGCAGCGGTTACAGATGGTATAGGGTACATACATATGCATACAGGAGTAGGGGGCGCAGCACTAGCGTTAATCACCGCACCAACCACCTCATTCACCTTCAACCCATCTCTTGTTGAACACCCAATCGGATTCAAGACACGCGTCATGATGAGCGACTTCAATAATAACGACCTCATGGACATCTACATGATGATAAGTGACGGGGATACGGGGGAGGCATTCGGGTACTGGATTCCAGCATCAACCGGACAAATCACCCGATTCGTAACACATAATGGAACATTTACTACGTCAATATACGCTAGTTATATTAACAACATAGGGTACACGCTTGAGGCATGGTATGACCCATCCACAGGAGTCAGGTTTATAGTGGATGGACACCAACAATACATAACTGAGGGTTTACCAAATATAGATAACATCAACCCATGCTGGATAAGCCTAGAGAGCAAAGAGAACGTTAACAAAGTACTTATAATATGGTACTGGGTGTCAACACTGGATTGGAGTGACTTCTCATAATGAAAGTATATGAAATAAAACACCGCCCAACAGCGAAAGACCTAGAAGACAAGTTGGGCATCAAAGTAGCAGCGGTTAGAAGGCGAGGCGGAAAAACCTTTATAGAGGTAGAACAGGAGTCACCTGAAACACTGGATAAGTTGAACAGACTCTACCCCCACCAACAGATAATTACTCATAGCACCAAATCCATCATAAGAAAAGTGAACCCAATAGTAGACAAGAATCACCTCTACAAGAACCTACCAATAAAACGACAGCAACGCTATCTCAGGAACGAGAAACAGAGCCTAGACCAAGTCGAAACCTATCTCGCGGCAAAGGGATCAGCGATGGGTGAACAAAAAAGATCATTGATGCAGAACCAGATAGCTCTACGGAGATCGCGTCTGAGCGAACGTGGAAAAGCCGTCGCTGACCGCTTGTTAGCCCTACGGCTAGAAGACCCAGCACGCCGTCCCGAGTAATGAATGCAGGCGTCACATTTACATCAGCCTTCTCCTGTAACGCCTTAAATATCTTACGTCTTTTTAATACAAGCCACCCCTGCGTCACAGCCATCACTGGACTAGGGTAAACCCATTTCTCGTCAACTCTCTGAGCCATCAGCCACACCCTCGTCGGCCCACGGCGGTTATGACGTTTTCCACCAGTTATGATGGCGTTTCTTGGATGCTTCTCTCCGCGCAGTCTTCGCCTCAAGTCGCTACACACTATACACATCCACGGCGCAGAACCAAGGATTCTACTATCAAGTGGGCAGAGACATTGATCGTGGGCTATTATTCTTTTGAAGAACTCCTCAACACGGCGAACAGTTCTACCCCAGAGAGATAAACTTTCCATAACCCTTCCTTATAAGTCTTTCCTCCTTTATAACTCTTTGGTATCGACTAATATGTTTCCGATACGTTTTTATACGCGATTAATTAGTTACATATAGGAAACAAAATCATTTCAGAAAAATGAACGTACGTTCAGAAAAGTTTGGTAAATCGACTTTCTAGAAAACAATTCTTTTAGAAAATGGGTTTTCCAAAGAACGATTGTTCGATACGTAGGTTCATTATCAAAAAGTGGCACACTATACCGTTTTACGGTATATTATTCCCATTTCTGGAAAAGATTTGAAGTTATAGACATTTCATGTATCATTCTCTGTCGTTTCGTACAGCGTCGTTATAAGGAATGTCAACTAGGTAACAGAAATCTTTACTAAGAAGACACAAACTATAAATTTTTCGTTGGATCTTAGTGTTTCTTACATATGTATAGAATCATGGAAAAACCGTTGTTTCTTATTAGAACGTCACAAAAAAGGGATGTTGTGATATATATCAAAACGAGATATTATATACAAAAACGAAAATGATATATAAGCACTTTAGATTTTCTATATTCGGAAAACTAAATTAACCGTTCTTAGTTGAATACGCCAAAGTTAACCATTATAGTAGAGAATAAACTAAGATAAATCCACCGTAGGCCATTGGCTAACAGTGGCGGACATATTCAATATACCTGTAACTCATCTAGTATATAAGTGTTACCGGTATATTAGTTTGCCATAAACTATCAAAAGTCGGTTAGGCGGTTTTTCTTACGAAAGATATTCAAGACGCGGATCCTCATGTTTGGCCCAGTCGTTATGGGGATGAGTGCGTATCTATCTGTGTGTTTAAGTGTTTTGTAGACGAGTTGATGAAGGATGCAGATGTATCCTCCCGGCTTGGTTATTCGTACAGCTTCCTTACAGAACGAGTATGGTTTAACATAATCTGTTCCATAAAGAGGCTTCCCGTATATCATCTTATCAGTATCATAAGGAGGATCCACAAGAACAACATCAGCAAAGTTATCTTCTATTGAGATTTCACCCGTACAATCTTCTAATAGATCTGGTTCTATGTCTTGGTTAATATCTATTGTGATGTCTGAATCATTGACTCTTGATGATTTTCCTGCAAACAGATGAACCACTTGTTTGTTTTTCATCGGAATAATTTCTTCAAGTCGCCCCAAATATCCTTCTGGGTACGCTCCCCGATACGCTTTCATTGGTCTTCCACAAGCCCAATAAGGAAACTTAGTAATAACCTTCATTCGTTTAGCCACCAGCATATATCCTCGTTGTCAATGCAGTATTCTTTTCCGAACAGCCTCACGATGACGCAGGTTTCAAAGAACCGACAATGCTTCATGACTTTTCTACCCCAACTACGAAAACATAATCCTCTGAATCGTCCACTCGACACTTGGTGCAGTATTCGTCCCAGTCGAGACAGACGAGCCTGCCGTTTCCTGTAACGAGCCACCCTTCGCGGTTCTTCCACCCTTCAGCAAACGGGCATTCAGTCATCTTTTAACACCAACTGTCATAATATAGTCCCCCCACTGACTCGCCATAGCCTCTGCAATTCCTTGGAAGGTGATGCTTCTTATTTTCCATCTATCCTCGGATGGAGGCGTATAATGTATTCTCTGTGCCTTAGATTTTGGAAGACTCTCCATTTCTGCTTTTACGTTATCTGTTTCTCTGAGAAGAGGCAGATTCTTTAACCAGAAACAGGTAGCCTTTCGTTCAGGATGCCCGAACATATAGGGCTGTACTAACTGATTCTGTCTTCGTCCAATTATTTCAACCGCGTATTTATGCATAATAGGATTCTCGACAGCAATATGGGGAACATCTGCTTCAAGAAGCATTTTAAAGAACTGGGCACCATCCACCATTTTCTGCCACCTCCCCTCCTGTCTGTATAACCAAGATACCCCGCTGTTGGCTAGGTATGTACATGGTGGATGTGCTATCATCAAATCCCATTCATCATCAAGAATGTCTCTTATATCTCCTTGATAATGTGGTCCGGGGGAGTCTGTGGGTAGAAGATCACAACTAACTGCGGCAATCCCTCGTTTGATAAAGGCGTCTCTTACTCGCCCACTGAACTCACAGGCCACTAAGACTCTCATTCTTTGACACTTCGTGGTAAACTAAGATTGGTTCTAATAGATGATTTAAAGTATAGATGTTCTGGATATTCGTTCCCACATTTACAAAACCACCAACGAATAACCTCATCTTCAATGGGACTATCTACTTCAAGCCCCTCAGCCATGAACTTTCCGCATTCTTTACATTTCATTTTATCTCACTTGGCATAGAACTATCATGAAATACGGTTGAACAGATCGTGCAATCATAGAAGTCTACCTCTGTTGCCTCGTCATCTTTGTAGACTATGCGGACTCTGGTTGAGCCACATTCAGGACATGTAGGGGTGGGGGTACTAGGTAGTGGTGGGGGTACTTCTGACGTTCGGTATTCACCTGAAGGTTCGAGGTTTACCGAACTTTGTGATGAAGAAGGTACAAACTGTTCGCAAGGATAGGCTAAACCGTTTCCATGAAACAGATCGCAGAAGGGCGCCCATTCCAAGCCGTCTTCATCTATAACGTCTTCATGCCAATACCTACATTTTCTACACTGTGCTTCTATTACTTGTGACACGGAACCTATTTTTGATTCACTCTTCATCTATATTTCCCCCGTTCCTCATCCCACTCAGTTTCATAAGAGCCATCCTCTGACTGTTTAGATGGAACAAAGATAAACCGTCCAAACCATTTCTTAAACCACGCCTCGTATTCACGGTGGGTCCACGATTCGCCTCTGCCGATAACGGGGTATATTGGAAAATCGTCTATACATCTCTTAAACCAATCGTTAACAGCGTTCTTGGAGTAGACATCTATCTCGCCGTACTCTCCCTTGGAACGCCATTTCTCAGGAAAATCTTGGTTTGCACTCAACTGTCAGACCCCTCCACTACTTCAAGAAGATGTTTAGCAAAATTAGTTATACCAACATGACTTAAAGTAAGCCACTTAAGATAAAGCTCCACGGCTGTTTCTGCATACTCAGCGCATTTTGGATGACACCAATCAAGATACCCGCCAATATAGAAGCTGTCCTTTTTACATGGTTTACCACAAACACAGCAAATTGGTTTAAAGTCGCGTTCAACTATCTCTATTATATTATTTTTGGTGAAGTCTAATTTATCTTTGTTTATATCCAACAGTCACAGCCCCTTTTTCTGATCAAATGCATCCTGAATCTTATCAAGGCAGTCTTGACAATACCATCCAGCCCATATCTTGATAGTGTCTCCTTTAACTCCACATCTTTTACATGGAATGGTTCTTGAATGTATTTCATTCGTATAACTGTTTGTACACAACTAGGATTCCTCCCTACCATGCTTTAATCCATGTATGAACGCATCCTTATACAGTTGCTTCGATAATTCCAACAACTTCAGTATTACCTTCTCCGTGTACTCCCAATGGGCCTCAGCTATCTCTCTATCTCGCCCCGATACTTTCTCAGCCATTTAAGCCACTCCTCATCCCTGATAAACGTTTCATGTAGGTCCATCCAATCCGCCCAATCCGTAGACGAATACTCCTTATACCATTCATTCAACCAATAACGGTTTGACCTAACTGCATCAGATGTTGGGGCCTTCTTTGATATAAACTCTATGAACTCCTCAGCCGTCGGCATCCTCTATCCCCTTCTCCGTTATCGCTATCCTAATCTTCTCGTCCGGAAGCCAACTGCTGTCAATAACCTGCACAAGACGAGTGTTCTTGCGTCCCTTCTGAAACTTCACGCGGTATGTGCAGGCGTGAGCCATGATGTTGCCTCCCGTCGGCTTATTCGGGTCGCCGCCATAGAATGAGTCGGGCGTCGAGATCACTTGGTTCGTAAGCACCACCGCCACGTTGTTTCCCGACGCGATTCGCAGAAGCTTCCCCAGCATCTTCCCGAGCTTCTGCTGACGCTCCGCAAGCATGGCTCTACCGAGGTATTCGCTACGTAGGTGAGCCATCATGCTATCCACAATGATCATACATATGTCGTTCTCCGAGATTATCTTGTCAAGGTGATCTATCAACGTAACCTGATGGTTGCTGCTGTACGCCCTAGCCCAGATGATGTGGCGAAGCGCCTCATCCTTAGGCACGCCGCGTGCCTCAGCTATCTGCATGACGCGCTCAGTCTCGAAGGTTCCCTCTGTGTCGATGTACACCACGTCTTTACCGAATCCACCTAACTCCATGTGGGGCGCTATGACGCTGAGCGTGAAACAGGTCTGGGTCTTAGCTGACGCGTATTCCCCGATAAGCTCCGTGATGGCCCCCACCTGTATGCCTCCTCCAAGGATGCGGTCAAACTCCTCTGAGCCGGTGCTGCACTTAGGCTTCCCAACCTGTTTATTATGAAGCTCCTCGGCGGTGATGTATCCTGGGGACGCTATCAGGTAGGAGAGTGCTATTGCTTTCTCTGCGGTGTCTATTCCGATTCCTGTGAGGTCTACGAGTTCCCGTGGGGTGGTGTAGGCTAGTTGCTCCATGGTGGTGATGCCTGCGTCGGCTAGTTTCTTGATGGTTGTGGCTGCTAGTCTGCTGTCTGTGCTGCTGAAGGCTTCTGGGTTTATCTCTGTCATCGTTTATACTTCTCCGCTAACTCCCTTATATTTCTATCGAGGCAATACCCGCAGAGGGGGCAGATAACTGTGTTAAGCACCAGTTTCTCGCAGACGGGGCAATAGGTATAAACCTCTAGGGTCCACGGCTCACTGTAATACATGAGACTCTGATTCTCAACCCACCCATGTTCCACCATGTGATTGATGAAGCCCCCCGGCGTCTTATAGTCGTAGCCGTCACAGAATGGGCACTTCATGTCCTTCTCTCCGACACACCTAACAAGAAGAGCAACTCAAAGGATATTAGAGACCACTTTATTAACGTGAATATGTCAGAGCATAATATGAGGCGAGATAACGAGTAGAGATAACCTACGGCGACTCCCGCTAGAAATACGTCGTCAGCGGTTGTGCTTATCCTCTCTCACCTCGAACCCTACTTGACTAGCCATAACGGTGTTGACTAGATTCTCTATGTCGGTTGACCCGCAGTTGGGGCAGACGCAGACATCATGAGTATCGGTTCCACATCGTCTACAGGGAGTTATAGCCATTATGATTCTTCTCCACAAACTATTATTCGGTTCTCCACTCAAGCTCCGCCTTCCCACACTCAGGACACCAGTAAGCCCAAGCAACCAGAATCCTATCCGTCTCCTCATCGACAATATACCAACGTGGATGGCATCGCCCATATCTCATCTCGGCGCTGCACCGTGGACAGTAACGCGGCTCCATACATAGAGAGAGGATTAAAGAAATATAAAAGGGTTGTGGTTACATCCACTGAATGTCTGTATCACGGACATAGAACGGTGGGGCGTTCTTGTTTCTATGCCCATCCACGCGGTTTGGCTTAACCTCTATAATGGGGGAACCGATCTGTGTTGGCGGATAGGCCCGAGCCTCCACGTAGCTGCCGATTCCCTCCTCATATCCTTTAATGTATGAGCCTGTGTAGAAGTATTTCTGTGTGTATTCCCTTATCTTGGCGGTTCTGGCGTCCACGTAGAGACGGGTTGTGGGGAAAACCTCGCCCTTCATATGTGTGTGACCCATGAGGTATAGGTGTGGGTCGCTGAATATGTTTTTCATGTCGTGAATGACTTTAACCTTGTACCCATCTGTACGCCCCCCACTCCACCCGTGGTGAGCGAATATTCGGAAGATGTGGCTTTCTTTTCCCTTCCCTATTTTTCTGGTGAAGTTGAAGAGAATGTATCCTGATACACCCACGTAGGGGACGCCTAAATCTGTTGCCAACCAATTCACATAGTTATGGTTATGGCGTTTCCAGAAACCGTAGTCATGGTTTCCGTCCAGCATCATAATGATCTTGTTTTTAATTGGCTCTAAATCCTCTAAGACTTTACGATACTGTTTATCAGGTGTCGCGTACTCCCAGTCTATCGCATTATAGTCATGTCGAGGGTCTTTAGAGTTTATGCATTCCCCATAATCCCCCATGCACACAACATAACAATTATTCTCTGCGATCCAGTCACGGGTTCTATAGAAGTGGTCTTCATCGAACCACGGGTTTCCTCGGTGAAAGTCTCCGAACCCGACGACGTGGGCTGTAGAGTCCTCTCTGCTTTCATAGTTATGTATTGCCTTAATAACCTTCAAAATTAGCCCAACCCAACGTTAGTTAAACTACGCTTGAGTTTATAAGTATTATGGTGGCGCAAAGTCATCACGCCTACTGATAGGCCCAAAATGTATGATTATGTGTTCTTCGGTGCCTGAAATTGGGTTCGCGTCAATAACCTGTACATAATAGTAGATCGGGAAACTGTAATGATTGGCAATATGTAACTGGGGCATGATGTCGCTCGCTATTCCGGGCTGAACCTCCACCACGGCGTCACCTAACTCCAATTTGTTTCGGGGGACTTCAGGGGTATCCTCTAGAGTCATATACTATCTCTCCTTCCACCAATATACGGAACCTCCCATATTTAACTATTATCTCTCCCTCCCAGTGCTGAATGTTCTCAACAGGCATCGGCTTCCATCCCATCATGCTGCTGTCCCAATACTCTATTCGGATGTGAGTCGTCGTCCCTTCCCCGTCTTCTCCGGTTCCTCGCAGCCGCCGCGTCCCTTGTTGGCTCTGGTGCCTTTGCCTGAGCCGTCGTGCTTCGGGGTTCCCTTACTCTGTCTTCTTCCCATGTTTTCACCTCTCCTTCTTTACCTAGAACTATCATTCTTTAGTAGAAACAAAGATTGGTTTCGGTTGTGGTGTTTCGGGAATTGATGTTGGTTCTCCTGTGAAATGGGTTATGGGTCCCTTCTTTGATGCACCAATCAATCCCCGTATTCTGTTTTTTAGTTTTTCATTCATTCTATCTCACTTTGGTATAAAGTATCATACAACCTGTCCTCTTTTAGGTGCCAAGGATTCACCATATTTTTGAGCCTCTAATTGAGTTTTAAAATATTCTACATCCCCAAAGCCTTCCCCTATAAAATGACCACATGGTTGACATTTCTCAAGGAATCCCATACAGATAACCCATTCTCTCGTTTCATCATCAAATAAGGGTTGAGAAACGGAATCAAGAATTGTTTGTATTGAGTCTATTTTTTCTGAACAAACACTACATTTCATTCTTCTTTCTCCGTGATTGTTGTAGGTGAACTATCATAAATTTCCCCTTCTTTTATATGACCTAAACCGTGTGGACAGAAGCTTCCAATGATTGCTCCTTCTTTAGTGAATATATCATAGTGACTGGTGCCATCAAATTGAATATATCCCTCAAAGTCATCATCTATCCAAAGTCTAGTGAACCCCATATTCATCAGTTGTTTGACTTTTGGGTATGAACTGTCAGAACTCACCTTTTAACTCTCCCTCAACTTCTTTAGCCAATTCAGATAAAAGAAGAAAAAACATTCTAGCCTTATATTCGGAGTCAAAGATATAAATCCCCTCTGTCGTGATGGCGTTGCATGATCTATCCACTATACTAACTGTGTAGTTCTTATAACTAGAAGCCCTCATTTATCTAACTCCTTTGTCTTTGTTTCGGATAAACTATCATAACTTGTATCTGTACTATTTATTGTCTCGATGTTTAACTTAAGAAAGTCTATTATTTCTTCTCTTGTTTCAAACCAACGGAGTATTGGCATCCCTTCTAAGATTGCCGCTAATAATTCTTCATCATTCATTATTTTCACTTTTCTCTGTTTGATTAGAACTAAGATTCCATTGTTCCTTCCACTTGGTTATAGCATCTTCTAGTTTTTGGATAAATTCATGGTTTCCCTTCACCCAAAATAAAGAGTCATCTGTTCCAAGAAAAAGCGTCTGCTCCATTTCAGGGTTCCCCCCGACATGAACTTCATCAACATAACCCTTATAAGGAAGGAACTCCCCGCGTGTTTTTTCACTTGGATAGAACGGAAACTCTATTATCTTTATAATGTCGTTCCCAGATTCAAACTCATGTTCCGTACTCTTAAAACTCATTCTATGACACTTCCCTTTAAACCATGATTAACTATACCCTTCTCATAAGGTTCCCCTGGACACACCTCCTTGAAAAAGCCGTTATACCAATACAGATATTTGCCATGGATCAATGTGAGAAGCTCAAGCAGGTTCCCCTTAGCCCTATATAGATAGGTTTTTCCGCCGGGGCCGCGTGCCTCTGCGCGTTCTACCAGCCCCTCGTCGTAGAGTCCATTGAGGTATATGACGATGTTCGCCTGTGAGCGCCCCTGTCCCTGGGATTCTAGGTATTCGGCTAGGTCTCTGCTGTTCTGTTCGGGGTAGGGTGGTGTGGTGAGGTGTCTTAGGAGGGTTTGTTGCCATGGGAGGTAGAGTGCGTTTAATCCGTTTTTTGATAGGTCTAGTTTCAAACTGTACCACGGTAGAATAGTTTAGCGAATATAAAAAGTTATCGGTTCAGCACGTCTAATGGGACTAATAATTTGCGGAAATACCGCATACCTTGACGCTTCAAGATAGGCAGTGTGTCCTTGGCGCTCTGAAGGTCTAGGAAGAGATAGTGCTTCAAGGCGGCTGGCACGTTGTCCTGTTGGCTGTGCTCTGTCCACCCCCCAATATATGCGAGATCGATTGGGTCGAAACCGTAATCCATGTCGAGGGTGAGGCTCTCCCGTTTCCGTAGGACGTGGCTCGTCGCGGGTTTCCATCTCTGCTCCACCTTCATGCTTTGCTTCACATAGTCTCGGTAACGCGTCCACGCCCTCACTCCGTCGCCGAGGTCGATGAGCCACTCTGGGTAGCCGCTGTCTCCAAGCCGCTCATGAAGAACCTGTTCCTTGGTATAGGGTATCTCAATGGATTTTGTGTAGTCGATCATGTTCCAGTGAAGTCCGTCAAGCATCTCACTAGCATAATCCATAGCATATTTTTTAGAGGTCTCAGGGTTCTCATGGAGAAGCCAAGGATGCTCAGATTCATATCCTGAGAAATATTCGGCTACCTCTTTTACCCATGCATCATATTTTGTTGAGATCGGTCTGCACACGGGTCGGAGCCGCCCTTTGCGTTTAGCCGTCTTGACGGCGAACAACACATACTCTTCCCCTGTTCTGTCATCGGTGTCATAGAATACGTCGTCTCGGTGGGGAGCGTATTTGCCTGCGACTTCGCTGACTCTGCCGAGGGTTTTCTTCATATATTTGAACATCATGCGTAGATGGGTGTCTTTGAGGGACTCTATTCGGTTGCAGATAGCAGTATCGCTTGGCAGAGTCGGCATAATGTTTATAAGGGAGAAGCCTCTATATATTTGTTTCTATTGGTCTTCTCCCCAGACCATTATTTCGTAGATTTTGTTTAAGCCCCACCCCATCATGAGGGTGCCCCACATCGTGTAGGGGGTGATCGCGTAATATGGGTAGCTGAACCCTAGCATGAACAGTAGGCCGCCGGTTGCTACGTACCAGTAGCCTATGAATTTCTTGAACCATTTGTCTTTCATATTTTAATTCACAACCATCATTTCGTCTTATGCATATTTACCGCCAATTTAAATAATTGCGTCTCTGTCCAAGGCTCCAAAAATGACTTTTTTAATTCAAACTGTTTCCTAGCTAGTTCGGTTATCCCAGCTTCTAAGGGCTTCATTAATCCATGTAATTTCACATGACATGTGGGGCATAAAGGTATGGTAAGTTCATAATCACCCTCAACATATTTTCTCATGCTCTTAGGAATTATATGATGATGATGCTTTATTCCCACTCCACCACAAAAATAACAAGGTTCCTGTTCTTCAAACAGTTTCATTGTTCTGCCTCAGCCAACATCTCTAATGCTTTTCTTAATTTTAGTTGAAAGTCTGCTTGTTCTACTGCCCACTCATAGAACTTGTCTGGTATGAGTGGTTCGTCGGTTTCCGTTTCTAGAAACTTTTCTATCAATTCCTTTAATTCTATATTCATGATTGTTCTGCCAACCTTTTCCACTTGGGTTTAATATATTTCTGCGCTATTTCCCTCATCTCATCAAAAGAAAATATATTATTCTTCGTAGCATTACATTTATCACATGCAAGAGCAAGATTACCCTTTGTATATCCCAACTCTGGATTTATACAATCAATAGTAAACCTAGCATAACGAGAAGTATATTGGCTAAGGAATCTTTCTAATAATTCTTCTGGAACCCCACAATATGCACAGACCTTTAGTTCATTTTCATACCACTCAACAAAATCTTCTTGAGATATATTACACTCATGTTTTCCATAAAATTTAGCGCCGCCCTTAATATTCTGATAAACCCCCGCAGGCGTTAATCTATATTCCGCAGCATAATCACGCTTACATTGAAGACACCAAACTGTCTTACCGTCTTTTGTATGTTTTGAGTTACCAAACTCTGATAAGGGTTTAGTTTCACCGCATTTGGTACAGGTTTTCATATTTATCAATAATATCACGGCGTATATAACTCTATCGTTTATGAGGGTTCTGCCTCAACTAAGAATTTCTTAAGTTTCTTGGTTTTCTTATAACAACCTAGACACATGTAATCTATGCGTCCACCATAGTTCTCGTAGATCGCCATATGAATCACGTTTTTTATATTAAGTTTTCTTCCACAGATATAACAATTCATGACTGTTCATCTACAACAGTCAACTTTTCTTCTTTTAAGACTTCTCGTACCGCATCTTTACACACACCCTTAATAAGCCAAAGAACAAAATAACCAAAAATCATGGTTATAATGAAGTTTATTAACGCAATGGTTCCAGCGGCATCAGATTCATTCATTATCTCTCACTTTAGGGTAAACTATCACATGATAAAGCCAACCAGGGTCATCTTGGTTCCTTGGCTTCATGTTCTGGATTTTTTGTTGCCATTCTTCTAGACTCTTGAATCCGCTTTTATGTTGATAGGGTGCTAATGCTGTATTAGGTTCTGCTTGGAAATATTCGCATATCCACACGTCAGCGATTTTCTTAGTTCCTCGCCCAGAGTTAGCCCAATTATTTCCCGTAGTCTTTCTTCGGTGCCATCGGTAGGTGTAAACTTCGCCTTCGTTGAGTAGTTGGTTTCTAGCTTCGGGGACGCTAAACGATATTACCATCTATGACACTTTCTCCCAAAGTCTTATCCTCTTTTACGGTGAAATCTAATCCACATTTCCTACACTTATTAGCAGTTGCGTCGTGTTTCTCGCCACACCTGGGACAATAAAACCAACTATATTTCAGTAACCAGTGTCCACCATAAGATGCCATTATGATTGTTCCTCCCGGATTGTGATGTTTCCCAAATCATAATAAATTGATGTGGCTACATGAATCATTTCTTGAAGGGCATATTTTTGTTTATCCGATCCGTCGGGTTCCTCTAATATTCGGTTCCAGAAACGGATGTCCTTTAATAGTTTTTCACGGTATTCCTCAAGGGTCATTATGATTCTTCCTTCTGAACTAGGATATCTATAAGAGGCTCAGAGTCACCAATTAGCTTCTTTAACATAGGAAGAATCATATCACATTGCTCTGCTTTCCGCTTCCATTCGAGAACCTGTTTACAGGTAAATGAGCCTTCTGGGTATTCCTTCCATGTCCAACTGTCTTTGCCAACGTATTCTATGATAAGTCTATCTTCCTCGTAATCGTCTTGATGAACCATATACTGTGTGTACTCTACGTCATTGGCTATTTCCATCTCCTCAGCGAATCGTTCAGCCCAATCCTCATCGGACTCGTCTTCATATCTTTCTATCTTTCTCATTTCTCCTCCTCCGAAATCTCTTTTGAATATGAACTGTCAGAACTCATCTTTTATATCCTCCTTCAATATCATGTATGAAGCAAAAGAAAATAATGAAAATAGCATAAGCCAAATGATGCCATCAAAGACAGTATAAAGTTTGCCTTTTATCGCTGAATCAACAGCAATTAGAAGTAGCGTAACCCACGCCGTCCAGCAAAACCAATACATAACTGCATTCCATAGTTTTCCCAAGAATCCCATTAACTTTCCCCCGCTATCTCTTTTGATACAGAACTAAGATTTCTCCATTCACGGGGAACCCTGTGATTCGTGCGATAATTCAATGGACAATAAGTAGACTTCATTCCACCTAAACACGCCATTCTATAAACAAACTCAGATATTAAACATGGACATTCCCCAATACGTTTACATTGTTTTTCTGATTGTTTGTCCTCATCACTCATACTTTATAGCCTCCTCCACATCGTCGGTGAACACCGCGTTCTCTATCTCCTTGTAGACCTGCCATATGTTGAAGTCGTGTCTGTCACATATCTGGCGTACCCGCTTCACCGTAGCACAGAGTATGCCGTATTTGGTGTGGAAATCTAGTTCGCGTTCTACCATTTGGTTCGGTACTCCTTGTCGGCGCTAGGTTCTACAATCCACGGTTCCTCTGGTTTATGCTCATACTCTAGCCTATCATTCACCCATATCTCAAGGGATTCTCCGATGGCTATATCATAAACTGTTTTTCGTTTCTCCGTAACTTGCCCCGTTTCTGTGCTTCTGATGAATATCTCAACTTCTTGTACTGTCATCCACCAAAAAGAGGTTTAAACAAATATAAAAGGCTATCGGTTAGCAGGGATACACGCAGCCCATCGAAGTATAGATCAATGGCGGCCTCATCCGCTCCATCTTCCTCAACATGCTCCTGACTTTATCCTCCTCCACACCCATACGGTTAACCCGCATCACAAGTTCATCCTCCCCACACCGCCCATCCGAGGACTCCTCGCGAAGCTGTTTAACGGTGCGCTCTATGACTAGTATGAGGTCTGTCATGGTTTTGCTCTGACCCACCTCAAGCAAGTCTATATCCATTTTGCCTGTCAACGGGTCTACGCCCACATCTGTCATACTTTTCTCGAATAGCTCTAACGCGTTCTTAGCGTCCTCAAGCGTAGCCACCTTCCTCATATGAAGCCGTGCTGAGGCGAATATGAGGCGACGTATAGATTCTAGTTGGCGGGGCGTTATGGCGACTGCACTGTTATCCTTATTACGTCGGCGAAGCTCCACATAGTAGTCCTCCACATAGCCCATAACCTGTTCATTAATCTTTGGTTTAACCTGTTTACAATAACTAAAATACTTCTTGAGAAGGGCTGGCGGTATCGGCTCCATAGTGGGTCGGGTGCTAGTGTTCAATATTATCCGAGCTACCTCGCGGTCAGCCTCTTTATCGGGTTTATCAAGGATAATGAATACTAGGTCGAATCTGCTTAGAAGGGTGGGTGGAAACTTCTTCGGATTAAGGTTCTCCGCCACAGTCTGATACTCGTTCCACCGCCCATGAATGGGATTAGCCGCCGCCAACACACTGCAACGACTATTCAGGATAACGTTCTTACCCGCAGCATTCTTCATAACAACTTGCTGCTCCATAGCGGGGTGGATCGCATCCCTGTCACGAGCCTTCATCTTATCCATCTCGTCAATGCAGCAAACGCCCTTATCCGCAAGCACCATAGCCCCTGCCTCTATAACCCATCCGTCGCCGTCGCTGATGGCTGCCGCCGTCAATCCCGCCGCTGTTGAGCCGCGTCCCGTGGTGAGCATCCCGCGTGGGGCTATTTTGCTTGTGAGTTGAAGAAACTGGCTCTTATAGACGCCGGGATCACCTACGAGCAGGATGTGGCTGTCTCCTCGTCTCCACGTAAGTCCTTGCTGCTCCCGTTCCGCTCCGGCGAGCATTAATGCTATTCCTTTCTTGATGTGATCATATCCGTAGCAGTTTGGTGCGATGCTGTGTGCGATATGTTCATAGAGATAATCCTCTTTCGTTAACTCTGTTATCTCTGATAGGTCTTTCTCGGTGAAATCCATAAGCTCTAAATCCTTGTTAATAACCTCAACGTTGTTGGCGATGAGGGTTCGTTTAAGCTCAAGTTTCTTATCCGTCGGTGAAGCCTGCTCAACAGACACCACGCCGACGATGTTAACTCTATCCCCTGGGTTCGCAGATTTAACCAAGTCCCCTAATAAGGTGACTGAGAAAGTGATAGGTGTCTCTCCCGGTGGCAGTTGATCGGGTGACTCCTGTATATGTACCTCTTGATAATCGATGTATTTGCTTCGCTCTAAATCGAGTTCCCACTGAACCTTTTTCTGACAGACATTACACTCAACCGGCTTCTTGAGAAACTGGGTGTCCTGCTCAACTTCCTGCCTCCCACCACAGGTTCTACATATCCATGTCGCCGTTTTTAGTTGGCTTCTGCCGAGGGTGGCCCGGGTCACGATTCCCTGTGTCTGGATGAGTTGATTGATGTTGCCGCTGTTAATATTCCGTATTGGCGTAGTCTCTATGAGATTGATGAACCGGATGGGTTTCCCTGTGGTGGACTCTAGCCTCGGTAGCTGCCGAGGAAATATGTTTAGGATAACTAAACTAAAATCTGGGTTCCACTCATAGAGATCATGATAATCTATCGTGAAAAAGGGTTTATTTGAGAAATACTCTTCCTCATATCTGCCACCATCATGAATAAAATCGTAGAACCCGCTTTCCATGGAGTAGACTATTCCTCACGGTTTTTAAGCATTTCGTAGACGATGGAGGCAAGTGCAACCAAGTCCTCGTTGGCTCGTGGCTCCAATACGAGGGTGATGTTCTCTCCCTTGTTTTTCTTTATCCACTCTATGAGGGCTTCATCATAGCAAGCAGTCATGGTTTTCCCTGATTGTTTAGCTACCAATCTAAATGTCTCTATTATTGATTCAGAGGATACGTATCCTGTAAACTGTGTACTCACTATACTCTACTTCCTATACCTTACCTTATTTACTTTATTTACCTTATCCTTATATATTTATTCCCTTATAGTATCTTAACAATTTCTGGATGAAGAGATAAAGAAAGAAAAGAGTGTCAAGAATTAGAAGAACTAGAACAGCCTTGGTATCACGTTTCACCTTTTACCCCCAACTATGATTCCTTGAATAATCCATGTTCTTTGATTAAATGGATTAATAGGCTTTGAGTTATCTCTAAGGCTTCGTGGGGATCGTCTGAGAACTCGGGTAGTTGTAATTCTTCATAGTAGTCTCGGATTATGTCTTTTTCAAGGGTTGTTAAATTTTGTTTTATAACTTTTCACCATCAACTATCATGTCTTTAAGGATGAACCTATGACACGGTGGTTCCTTTTCCCAACAGAGAAGCCTCACCGTTTCCCCTTGGGCGTCTTTTAATCCTATCCAAGCAATTCCATTTCTGGCTAAACTAGAGGAAGATAATTCTGATCTATATCTTTCCTCGTATTCTTCCCAAGTTATACTGCCTTCTTTCCAATCCTTCAGTAATTCGTTACTTGGTGCAAGTTCAATCATATGAGTCATCTTACCTTGTTTCACGAACCACGGATATTTCCTAGCAACACATAGTAACCAATCTGTCTCAGGATAAGTTTTTATTTTCGCAAAATAACCCGTCTCAATCATATCTTTGTTCTCCTTAAACTATGATTTCTCCTTGAAGTCCTCGACACAGGAATATTCGTCTCCGTGACGATAACCATGTCCCTTGGCGCATTTCCAAGTCCAAGGCAGCGCGGGACCATAATCATCATCAAACTGTTCTACACAATGTTTACAGTCTCGACACCTAACAATGAACACCATCACTTTTCCTCCGTGATAGTTTGCTTTGAACCATTATTTAACTTTATCTTTCTCTTAATCGAGTCACCCACAAGATCACCATCCTGGATCGGAGTGGTTCCGTATTTATCAAACCCCATGAACTTTTTCCATCCCTCCTCCTCAAGCCCCCCGTACTCCTGTTCATGTCTCATAACCTTCAACTGCTGCTCCGGGGGTAGGAAGCTGATGAAATAGGTTTTCTGTAGCGCCCATCCCTGCTCCTCGATGTGGGGCCACAGTTCCTCTGTGATGTGTTGGCCTGCTGTTTTGAGGTAGGTGATTGTTGAGGGTGCCACTCCGACGTAATCCGCTATGAATTGTTGGACGTATCCCGCCGCTATCAGTTGGTTCACGGTGTTCGCCGCCTCGTGCTGCGTGATTGGGGGTTGGAAGTAGTTGCGTAGCTTGTTGAGGTTCTCAAGCTCATTAAGGTGGTTTTCAGCCAATGTCTGTCAGCGTCCTCTGTTTCCTCCCAGTTATCCCTCTTGAACTTCTCTATCACTGACTGCGTTTTTCTTCACCATCCTGACAACTTTACTCCATGAGTCAGTCACAATGTAGCCTTTCGCCAAGTATTCGTCAACCTGTTCCGGTGACACATCTAATAGGTTTGAGATGTTATCATATTTGCTTTCGCTAGTGAGACTCATAAGGTAACTGATATCAGAAATAATGCATCCCGATAAGTCTTCCTGAAAGACTCTGACGATGGATGAATGAACTCGGTAGCCTTCCCCGTACCGTTTGTTGGCTTGCTCTATGTCAAAGACTCTGATATATTTTTGTTTCTCTTCTTCACTCATGATTAAGAAAAGAGTTAAGGAAATATAAAAGGGTATCGATTAATCCTTGGGCCAACGACTTATAAACTTAGGAAGCCCCGTCTCAGGAAGAACGTCACCATATAAACTGTAGCGATAATCCGCGTCCTCGTACTGGTTCTTCTCATTCATCTTATCCACTATCTCAGGCTGCTGATCAGTGTAGTTCCATGTTCCGCCTTTGCCTTTTCCCTTCATCTTTTTCCAGTCTTGGCTTGCCTTCTTAGGCTCACCTTTGGGCCTATCGGAAGCCTTCTTGTACTCATACTCCCACTGATACACTTTGGCTTCCTTGTCACTATGCCAGCCATACTTAAACTCTTTAAGTGTATCATTGTAACCATCCCAAAGGTCTTTGAGATACTTACGCGTCTTTATCGCCAACCCTCCCGCCACATACTCCAAGTCTGTATCAAACACGCCGTCCCCGAGAACCGCAATAAGGTCATCTTTGGTGGGCGGCCCCGTGTCTACGTGATCCTCTACCTTTGGCTCTTTCGGTGGCTTCGGTGTCTTAAACTCTTTATCGAGAGACTGTTCACGCAGATAATCTAGGGTTCCGTTTACTTCGTTTATTTTCTGGAATATCTGTGTGATGTTCCGTTCAATGGTCTCTAAGTGTAGAACCACTTTGTCTTCAAACGTCTGCTCAGACATATCAGAATCATTAAGTTTAAACAACTATAAAAAGGTTGCGACTGTTCAAGTACAACAAAGATAAGTTGTCTAGCAACCCACACTTCCCACCATAAACATGAGAGCAGTCGGCTTCTGTCGTGCTCTGTGGTTTGAAGCGCCCCACCGACGCTAAGGGATGCCACCGGTAATTTTACGCTAGACAAGAATAAAATAGTTTAAGACCTATTTAAATGTTATGACTGTTCTAACACAACTAAGAAAAAAGTTATTGAGGTATTTTGGATTTATACTCTAGTGCCTTTTGTACCTCAGTAGTTAATGTTAATGCGCCTCGTGTTTGGGTTGTATTAGGTAGCGCCTTAGTGCCGATTCCTCGTTTGAGTTGCTTTACTATTATTTTTGCACTTATCACATATAAATCTCGTTCTCGTATAGCCCATCCCCAATAACTAGGGATTTTCCATCGAGATTTAGGACCACCCGTAGCAACTACAAGATTATTTCCTTGTTCAGAGAACTCCTTTATTTTTTTGTCCCATAAAATAGCAACTGATTTTAATTCTTCATTAAATTGTTTTAATGTTTTTGTTTCTGTCCCAAAGAATCCTTCATAAAGTCTTGCATCATATTCTGCGTATTCATCGGTTATTTCTTCGGGATGATTATAATAGTCTATAGATGCCATATCCTTTGTGAATTCGGGAGAAGCGGCATAATATTCAAAGTCTAAGATAGCTGCATCCCTTCGTCTTATTATTATGCCATAAATTGTGTCTCGCTGTTTTCGTGAGTCAGAGTTATATTGTGATTGAAACGTAATCTGCATAAGTTGTTGAGTTGTTGGGTTCAACCCTTTTTCAAGTAAATCAGTTAACATAAAACTGACTTCATCCTCTAGCCGTGATACTAAACTTATTTCTCCCATCCCCTAGTTTTTAACCACCGCATCTTATCTTCGATTGTTGTGAATATTTCACAGGCTTCTTGCCACCTTTGTTCTCCTAGGATCATAAAATGATTGAATCCCCACCCCACAATATCTGTTGCCACATCGTTGAAATCTTTCATGATTTGTTCGGCTTCGTTTTTTACTTCAGTAGTTTGGGATATATCTCCTTTGATTACACGATCAATGAATTTTATTGCATCCTCTTGATTGTATCGTCGCACTCGTATTTGTTCAAGGATTTGTTTCTGTTCTTCGGGGGTAAACAGGTCTATTGTTTCAGTTAGTTTTGCTATGACTTCGGTTCCCGGCTTGAATTCGAGGATATCATAGAAGACGGATTCATCAAACTTTCTAAGATTTTGTTGCACCTTATCAAAAGTAACTGCCCCCCAATCCTTTTTGGTAGCCCATTCAAGAACCTTTACAGCTATTTCATTATCATATTGATTAGAAATTGGCAGAACAATAGAGGCATATCTAGTTGAAACTCTTCCATGGAAGAGTTTTAAGGCATCTAAAATTGGTTTAGTTCTATAATGTCTAAGAATTGTGGTGGGGTCAACCCCCGTTTCAGTCGTCATCATAGATTGGAAATTATGTTCTTTTCCCGACCAGCCTTTATCTTTTCTGAATTGTTCTAACCCGTCCCACATCTCGTCATCAGTTAAATCACTGCGATTAACGTTCTCTATAAGAACATATTTTTTCATCTCAGAGTCAGTCATATCCTCTACTCTAAGAGTAACGGTTTCTACTCCAACCTCTTTTAATCCTGCAATGCGTCCATGTCCAAAACCAAGTTGATAAAAACCCGTCTTCTCAGGGTGGGGGCGCGCTAATGGTGCTTGAAGTAATCCATGCCGTGCTTTTAAAACTGAAGTGCCAATACTAAGAGCGGCGTCTTTGTCATATTCTTTACGTGTCTGAAATGGGTTGTCTTCAATCTTGTCGATTGGAACCTCAACATACGGCAAATTATTCACCGTTGTAGTGTTTGGCTATTTCCTTAAGATCAACTTGAATCGGTTCAAGTTTCTCTTCTTTCTTATTGAAGGATAAAGATACCAAGCTCGCATCACTCAAGATAAAGCTAGAGAGCGTCTTATGTCGCTCTAATGCTTCATCTATACTGTTATGCGCATATAGGTCTTCTCCTTCAACTAACAGATAAACTGTTTTTCCCATTTTGGTCAAATCTTACAGTAAGATTATGAGTTTATAAAGGTTTCCATATCCCTGATTCTAATAGGAATGTGGTTGCTATGAATCCGAGTGCAAACCACTTCAAAACCAAAACAAAGAGCTTAACGGTTTTCATTCTTTAGTATCAACTATCACACATGTTTTGCATGGTGGTTTTGTTGTTGGAAAACATTGAGTTTCAGCAACAAATGGGCGAATCCACTTCTCAAGCCTTGGACACCATTTAAAGTCGTAGTAAACATTATGATAATATCTGTTTTCCATATTCCTTTTCCACCTCTTCCAAAGTAAATTCATTATGTGAAATACCTAGAAACTTCTCGTCTAACCATTGCCCCCATTTTCCCGCACCCCAATACTTGTAAGCAATTAAGTCATACTCATATGGGTCAAGTTTTTGGTAAACCATGTTTCTGTTCATCGTTTCATGTCGCCCACAACGTATACAAACCCTAACTTGGGTATCTCTAAACAAGCCCACAACAGGCATAAGTTTATGTTCCCAACTATGAGAACCCAACACGCATTTCCAATTCATTCTTTCACCTCCATTATAACTATTCATCATCTATCGTTGTAGATAGTTTAATATCGCCATTCCTTACGTTCCACTCCCAAGTATTAGGCATAATCCATTCGCGCCCCCACTTTCTTACAAAATAACCCCTATGTCCCTTCCAATTATTAGGAACAAACTTTATGGCGACGTTTCTATATTTTACGAAGCCTTGTGGTAAATTTCCGACGAAGTGGATGCAGGATTGAGCAATATATTTTTGTGGTTCATGACATATACCAAATATTTTGCAGTTTTCACAGAGTTTCGATCTTTCGCTATTCATTGTTCTGCACCAACTAGGATTTTTAGGAATCCCGGGCGGGGGGACCAGATACGTCCCTTCATTATTAACTCCCTTATAACCGCCTCATCGAACAACTCTTGAATCGTCTCTGTCTTAGCTACCCCCTTCATACCATAGGTTTCGCTTTGTCTAATAATCTCGTAACAGTGATCAAGGTCAAAAAGTTTGTTTTCCCATGTTAAAGTCATCTTTGTTTAACCTCAAGTATCATAACTTGCGATCATCAGAACCTTGGGTTCGTCAAGTTCTATTTCAAACTCACAGAACCAATCAAATTCCAAGGTTTCTTCCTCGATTAGTTCTTTTGCCTCCTCTTCAGAGTTAGCATACATAACAGAGTAATATTCCCCGTCCTCGTCTTGTGCTTTGAATCTATATGCCTTCATCATTTTCACCTTTCAATGTCAACTATTATAAGAGGTTCGGGATCATTGATGCGATCTTTTAGAAAGTCGAGGAACATGGCCCTAGCATTATCTTCTGATATGAGATCATCATCAAACTGCATCGTTGTCCTTATGTCATATTTTCTGATCCCGTTACTTTCTACATATCTCTGATATAATATTTGTTTATTCATTGTTTATCCACAACTAAGAGCGTTAAAAAAATATAAAAAGGTTTCGGTGAAACACTAACCCCCAATCACTTCTTATCACTTTTTGGGGGGTGGGTGAGGCCACACTCATCACCAGGATAGGTGTAGCGGATAGGTGTGTATGTGGAAGGGGAAAACCGCGAAAGATATGCGTAAAACCCTTTCACCCCCTGGTTATCCAAAGTCTCACCCAAAGAGTATAAGCCTAGTCAACATATAAAGTTATTGTTTAATCTGAACTAAGATTTTTGTCTCTGATTCTCTAAATGTTGTTTTAACCATTTATTATATTCTATGTCTTGGGGAGTGGGTTGATCTCGTGAAATCCAGGCTTCTCTTGGTTTATCAGTCCACCATTGTTTACCGCAATTATAACACATATGAATCCACTTAACATGAAGCTCGTCGGAGTGAACATTCTCAGATTTACCACACCGAGGACATTTAGGCATTTAGTTTATTAACCGTTATGAATTATTTAAGACTTGTGATTATAAAAGTTTATGCACAATAAAGAATTTAAAAAAGAGATTAGATTATTTGGAAGTGAGTCCCTTAGTTCTCTTCACTAGCCCATCCTTAACTCGTTTGAAGTCTTTTATATCGTTATCGATCCACTGCTTAACAATACGTCGGCCCTTAACACAAGCTCTTATCACATCAAGGTTTCTTTTGCTCTTAGACATACCGGCGAATCGTGGTAAACGGAAGTGAATCGGGGGGTACTGTCCTAATGCTATATAGGCTCTGCATATATCCCAACTTAGATCCATTCCTCCACCAGTTAGAGCCATGCCGTAAGTATTATCTTGTGCGAAGTAAACGAGGCATAGGTTTACATCTTTAAGTTTCTTGGCATCCCCGGGGTCATAAGAATCTGGCAACGGATAAACGTAGTTCATCATAGGCTGATTAGATTCTTCCATGTCCTCATAACTACCATACCCTAGTTTTCTCTCACATTTATCTGAATACTCGTAAGCGTCCCCAGATATTTCCTCGAAGTCAGTATCATCATAAGGTTGGATAACTTCCCATTCCCTTTCGTATTCATGTTCACTCCAATCGTAATCAATCGGAGTTAACAGAAGTGCATCAACGCGGAGACTATCCGCTTTTCTAGTGGTCATGTTTAACCGATACCAGAGAACCATAAACACTATTTAAAGGTTGTGACTGTTTGCGTCAAAAGATTATTTTAATGTTGCGTGAGGGCATTTGGTACAAAGATAAACTGATCTACCTATACCATCATTTCCAATTATCTTATATTTTCTTTTCACTGTTGGTGATCCACATTTCTCGCACTTCATCATAGATCACCATATAATAGTCTCATAGATATTTAACACTTATGGACGTTTTGACACTTTACAACAAACAAATATAAAAAACTATTGGAGAAAAAAAGGGTTAATGTTTGGTTAAGGCCGTGAAAGGCTGAAACAAAACGGGCTCATCTGTCCATTTACAACTAAAGTCTTGAAAGACTCTAACTAGTTTATTTTCGGTTACATCAACATCTATTATATGAGACAACAGCCTTAAATCTTCATGTCGGCTAATCTCTATTTCCATGTTATACACCTACACCCTATACACACAACACAAATATAAACCTTTTTAACCAAAATGTAAACAATTTCTAACATTGGACACCCAATAATACAAACCAATAACCTATATCCATGTTCCATAAACCCTATACTGTACAGATATATTCTTTGATCTATGAGTGAATTTCGGTATACTGAGCAGATAACTGTACTAGAGCTGTTAATTCAATGCTTAGATGAGCAGCTTAACAGGGCCATAGACAGGACACAAGAGATAGATAACCTACTGTATGCACAGAAACATTTAAATCCTCTCAACCTAAAAGAGTACATAGGTGAAACAAGAAAATGAAGATAACAAAGGAACAGCTAGAAGCCAAAGCCCAAGAACTGAATATACCCCTAGAGGACTTGAACGATCCCTGGTGCGTAAAGTATCTTAGGGCCAAGCTAGCTAAACCCAAACCATACAGGGATGGAGAGCCATTAGACGCGAACGGATACACAACCCTAAGCGTGCAAACCATCCACAGATAACCCTTCTTTCTTTATCCTTTTTCTCATATAACACACAGCACAGATACATTGATCCATAGATACACAGCACAGCACACAGCTATACACAGCACACAAACAACAACAACACCCCCACCCCCTAACGATCAAAAAACAATAATGGGACCCAAAACAAGGCTTATAGGAGTTATTGGTTATATTCAGAAAGAGTTTTGGGTTTTGTTTAATGGTTGGTTATTTAGCGTGGCCATGTGTCTCCTATGTTGGGTGGTGTGGGTTGGGTTGTTTTGTCTTTATAGTAGTCTATTGTGTGTCTGTATATTTGTTCTGGTAGGAGTTTCTGTATGTCTTCTTGTATTTGTTGTTCTATTTGCTGTTCTTTTTCTCTGAGGTATAGGATGTATTTGTCTAGGTGTTTTTCTTCGTCTAGTTTTAGGAAGTCTGATGTGGCGTCTTCTAGGAAGTTTGTTGAGTCTTTGTAGAAGTTGTCTATGGCTTCGAGTTGGTCTAGGTGTTGTCTTAGGGGTTGTCTGTAGCTTAGTGCTCTTATGAATTCTTCGAAGGTAGTCATCGCTATTTCTTTGTTTAGGTTGTATTTAAGGTTTTCTATATTTATGGTTGTTTGTATTCTGGTAGTAATGGTTTAAATGGGCTTTTCTCGTCGGCTCTGCATTTTTCTGTTAGGTGTCTGCCTACGATTTCTTTTATTTTTTGGGGTTTCATGTTTAGTCTTTCTGATAGTTCTTCCCATGTTTCCCAGTTGTTTTTATTATACTCTGTAATTATTTTTTTCTGTGTTCGTAGGTGTCTATTGCGGAGTATTTTATGCATGTTTTCTTTTATGTTTGCGGTGAAGTTGTTTGGGAGACCCATTTTTCTTCTATATTTACGTATTGTCTCTGGGTGTCGATTTAGTTTTTGGGCTATTTTATTATCGAAGTATCCTTCTGAATGTAGTTTCTTGATGGCTTCTATTTCTTCCATAGTCAACATTTTTATGTCACCTAGTTTTAGTCATTTAAGTATTTAAGGATTTATATGTTTATTGGTATTTTACCCTTGGTAGTTTACCAATAGCTTTATATATGAGTTCGTTGTATCTACTGGTGTATTGGTGTTTAGTGCCTCATCTCTAGTTCTGGGTGAGAGTCAGTGGATACTATGAGTGGCTGGCTGTTCTATGCGATGGTTCGGGAGGCTCGGCGGTTCTTGAGTGGGCGGGGCTATGTGGATGTTCTGCTCGGTGAGTCTGTGAACGTCGTGGATGATGGTTTGCTCTGCGGTTTCCTATGTGAGTGTTTTTCGTGGTGTCGGGACGTGGAGGAGGTTTGGGCTGTGGCTGACGTTGTGAGCCGGGGCTTCATCGTGGGTGAGGTGTTGTCGGATGGGCGTGGTGAGGGGTCGCTTCAGAGGCGTGGGGTTTGATTGCGGATAAGTGGGATGAGGCGGTGGGGTTGGCTCACCGACAGTTTATGGCGGATCATAGCCGGGGTGTCTTCCTTTTCTATCCGTGTAGTGGGGATTGCCCTGGTCTGGTTGGGCGGGGTTGTCGCTTCAGTAAGTGTGTGTATAGATATCCTGGTGACGTTGAGTTGGAGTTGTTGGTATGATGCAGCCTTGGATGGGGGACGTGGTTTATCTGGTGGTGGCGCTGGGCTTCGGGGGGCTGGGTTCGGTTCTCCGTATGTGTGTCCAGTATAAACGTGACGGCGTGTGGCTTAGCACCGGCTTCGCGTTGAAGAACGAGGTTTTCCTCGGATGCGCGGCGGGTCTAGTGATATGGCTTACAGCGTTGTTCCCGGATTTTCGGGCGCTGGCTGTCTGCGCGTTGACCGCTGGGTTGAGTGCCGTGGATACTATTGAGAACTTGGTTGAGTCTGGATGAGTCTCTGGGAGAGTCTTTTCTGTGGGCGCGTCCGGTCTGAGTTAAGTCGAGTCAAATCTGAGAGAGACGGTTATCTGGTTCGCGTCAACAAGTTGACGGATGACTTGGTTGAGTGTGACGCGGAGAAGATACGGCTCGCAAGGGACTTTCTCAGGGAGCTTGACTCCCAGTACGCCTGCAACCTTCACCTCCGCGAAGCGCTGGACGCTTCGATACAGATACCGGATATAGGGTGTGTGCTGGGGACGCCTATCCTATATGACCCGTGGATCGCCGAGTTGCCTGCGGGCGACGTTAAGATAGCGGACGAGGAGTATTACGCGTACCAGTATGATGAGTGGGTGGCTGCCCTCGGGTTGGTTCAGCCTGTCGTCAGGGAGGTTCGCAGGCGGTGGATAAGGGAGATTTCAGACTGCGACAACTGGGCCACCACCATGTATGACTTCATGAGCATAGCGTTTCAGCGGGCGGGGCTTGACCGTCAGGGTGCCCTGCTTGTTGCGTGGAGCAGCACTCATGCTTACAACATCGTGGTAGACAGTGATGAGGAGATGTGGGTGTATGAGCCGCAGAATGGGCGGTTCGTGTCGCTGGTGGAGGATGCGCCGGAGGAGTATCGTCCGCGTGCGCTGTGGTTTCCCGGCTTTAGTCTCTAAATTTGGTTAAGCAAAAACTTATAGGAGTGAACGGATATAATAGTCGGTGATGGTGATGGTGAGATGGGGTACGTCACAGAGGATTCTTTTAAGGAGTATCAAATTCATCAGGAACGCATATGCCTTCTACGAGTAAATGGGGTAGAGAAGACACGAGACGCTAAACTTGCGGCGATTGAGCAGAAAATCGATTTCAGCAACCTATTAATGAAGTTCACGGCAGCCCTTGTCTCGGTGAGTTTAGCGATATTCGGGTTAGCGATACGGTTTGGGTGGATATAGTGAAGAACTCTGACGCGCACCGCCTCAAAGTAGTTGCATGGATGGGCGAGACCGGCAGAGTTCCCACGACAGAGGACGTTATGAGGATAACTGGGCTAGATGAGGCGCGGGCTAACATTGTCAGACTGGGTGTTAACCGTGAGGCGAGGAAGTTGGGTGAAGGATTGATACAAGAGATACGTGACCTCATAGGGAAGCGGCTTAAGCAGCGATTAGAGGATGATGAGAAGCCGATGAGTGACAGCAACCTAGTCCAGATGACACGCTACATAATGCCCGCGAAACAGGAGCAGCAGATAGAGGCAAACACAGAGTTAAAGATAATAATCGAGAAACCCAAGTTCGATACCGATGCAGAGTAACGTAGTGGAGTTAACGTGGCGTCCACACCCAAAACAAGTACCCATACTGGAAAGCGACAAGCAATTCAACTTCGTCGCCGCTGGGCGGCGCTTCGGCAAAAACGAAGTCGCATGGATGAAGCTTCTCCTAGAGGGACTGAAACATCCGAGCAAGTCACCGGGGCTGTACTGGTGGGTAGCGCCGATAAACAGGGAGCTAGTTCCAGCGAGCCAGACGATACGCAGAGCGACTCCGCCTGAGTTCTTTAAGCGGTTCTATTCGCGGCAGAACGTCTACACATACATAGAGTTACAGAACGGCACCGAAATATATTTTCACTCAGCGAACACAGAGGACAGCCTCCGTGGAAGCGGACTTAACGGCATGGTCATAGATGAGGCAGGCAGCTTCCCAGAGGCACGATACAACGAGGAACTCCTACCCTCATTGATGGACTACGGTGGATGGGTTCTAGCAATCGGAACCCCCAAAGGACGCAACTGGTTCTACGAGGGATGGCTTAAAGGACAGGACCAAGAGACTTATCCAAACTACGCGTCGTGGAAGTTCAGCAGCTACGAGAACACGTTTGAACGCGGCGGATACATTAAGAAAGACAGCATCGACGAGATCGCGGGAAACCTCCCAGAGATCATCCGTAGACAGGAGATAATGGCGGAGTTCCTCACAGACGAAGGTGCAGTATTCCGTCCATACTACGGCGGAGACTATATCAACTCTGGGCTGCATGAGCGCCGCTACACTAAGGGACTCGACATAGCTCGGACAGAGGACTTCACCGTAGCCACCGCCCTCGACAACCTGACTGGGAACCTAGTCGCCATGGACCGGTGGCGTGAACTAGAGTGGAGCACCCAGCACGCCAAGATAAAGAGCTTCGACAAAAGGTTCCCCGGAACATGGTGGCTTGACGCGACCAGCATCGGCGGAGACCAGTTCTATGAGCGGCTACGCAAAGATGGCATCCTTGTCCGACCGTTCAAATACACGGCGCAGAGCAAGAAGGAGCTAATAGAGAACCTTATGCTCTGCTTTGACGAACAGAAAGTAATGGTCCCTAAAACTCATCCTATATATGGGGACATCATGAGAAACGAGCTTGAGGCGTTCACCTATGAGGTGACGCGGACAGGCAACGTTCGATACAACGCCCCCGAGGGGCTGCACGACGACTGTGTAAACAGCTTAGCGTTGGCAGCGTGGGGGCTTCACAGTAGACCACAGGGGTATTTCAGATGAGTTCACCGTTAGCGCCGCTGCTTCGCCTCGCCCGGAGAGGCAGACAGGGCTTCCTAGAGGCGTTTAAGTCAGTTCCACAGCATAGCGTAGATTCACCGATCTCATTCACCCAGTTTGACTTCGAGGAATACAGCGATACCATGAGCCGCTACTACAACGAGTTCCCGAAGGTCAAGCAAGCCATCCTCAGCATAGCCGGACAAGTCGTAGCCGACGGCATATTCCTCGTCCCCGCTAAAAGGTATAATAAAGACGCAGAAAGATGGGAAAACTACTCTGAAAGCGTTGAAGGATGGCTACAATGCGAAAAAATCAACAAAAAGATACAGATAAAACGGTTCCTCAACGACGTATCTAAACGCATGGTAAAGTACGGCACCTGCTTCACAGAGAAAACCTTCGACCCGTTCTTCGACATAAGACTGATGCCAAACCAGAAATATATGAAGCCTCGGTGGAGCACCGCCGGAAACCGACTCAACGGATGGGATCTCGGTAAGAAGTGGGGACAGCCAATAGCCACGTTCAACACCTCTCAGATAGCCATGTTCCCATGGGATGTAGATGAGAATACGCCCTACGGAACAAGCCTCATGGTGGGACTTGGCACAGACCTAGACAGCCTCAAAACCATCAAGAGGAACACTAACGCCTATGTGGAGCGCCAAGCCTACGCAAGTAACCTCATGCAGGTAGGCGACGCAGAGTTTCACCCCGGCCCAGACGATATCGACGCAATAACGAGTAAGGTAAAAAACCGTCAACCCGGAGAAGACCTAGTCACAGGATACCCGATAAACCATAAGAGCATCGGACCCGGACAGGTGGAGTCCAACCTTGTCCCAGAGTTCATGGATCAGGTGAGCCGGGAGATAGACGACGGGTTGATGATGCCCCCCATCAGCCTACAGGTGCAGGCGACTGAGGCAAGCATCACAAAGGTACTTGAGAACACTCGAGCCAACCTCATCATACCGATACAAGAGATCATTAAGAGCGTCATGGAGAACGAAGTCTACTGGCCCTACCTTGAGGACTTGGGGTACAGTAGGCGTGTGGTGCCTGACCTTATGTTTGAGGCACCGGAGGCGGGTAAGAACGAGATAGCTGCCTACTATGTGCAGCTTGTGCAGAACGAGATAGTCACCCCTGCGCAGGCTGCTGAGGCGCTGAACGAGAACTACGACGAAGAATATTGGAAGCAACGGGAAGAGAAGGAGCAGCAGAGTCAGCAGCAGAAGCCAATAGATGATAAGATGGGTGACAACATCAAAAAGGTGAAGCCACAGCCTGAAGCCTAAAATATACCAGCCAACCTACATCCACGAATCCGCAGAGATAGGGGAAAATTGCCAGATTGGAGCATTCTGCGACATAGGCAGAAACGTAGTAATCGGAAAGGGGGTGAACATCCAGTGCCACGTATCAATCAGCAACGGCGTCACAGTGGGGGACGGAACATTCATCGGCCCCGGAGTCCGCATACTGAACGACAAGTATATGAATGGGCTTCTACAGCCGCCGAAGATAGGGCGATTCGTCCGATTAGGAGGAGGAACCCTAGTTCTCCCTGGTGTAGAAATAGGGGATAATAGCTTCGTAGGGGCGGGGATAAAAGTCACGAAGAGCCTGTCCGAAGGAAGTATGATGCTCAGATGAACCCCGTGACGCTGTTCGAGCAGGAGTTAGCGGAGTACCTCGGCTCTCCATATGTGGCGACGGTTAACAGCGGAACAGCGGCGCTCCACACAGCAGGCCTCGCCACAGGGATACGGTACGGGGACTACGTGATAACTACACCCTACACATATCCCCCCACTGCAAACACCATCCTCATGATGGGAGCCATACCTGTCTTCGTAGACGTGGATGAAAGCAACCTACTCGACCCAGAGAAAGTGGAGCAGATACTCCGAACAGGGCTAGGCATGAGGGTTCGAGCAGTTCTCCCAGTCCACCTATTCGGCAGAAGCTGTGATATGGATGCTTTCCTCGCGTTAAAGGATAGATACGGCGTAAAGATAATAGAGGATGCGTCCCAGGGCTTCGGGGCAGAGTATAAGGGTAAGAAACTCGGAACCTTTGGAGATGCGGGAACCTACAGCTTCTACGCAACCAAGAACCTCCCCGCCTACCAAGGTGGAGCAATAGCGACGCCCCATAAAGATGTCTACCAGAACTGCAAATATATTCGCCGCCATGGGATGAACGAGGACGGCGTCATGGTGACAATGGGCTATAATTATGAGATCCCATATAATAATGCCTTTCATGGTTGGCAGTACCTTAAACTTCATAAGACGGCGATAGAAGCCGAACTAGGAACCTATGACGAGTCCAACGGATACTACAAGTACCTCGTCTACGAGCACCCATGGTATCAGGACAACAAGGGACTGTGGGTGAACACGGGATGCCCAAACGCGGAGAGTTCATCTAAACGGGTGAGAGAAACCTGCGCATAATTGTTACAGGGAACAAGGGTTTCATCGGAACCCACCTAGAGAATCATCTCAAGGAACATCACGAAGTATATGGATACGACATCGCCGACGGACACGACCTCAGGGACTACGGGCAACTCAAGGCAGTCGTAGACACATGGATGCCCGACCAGATATACCACCTCGCAGGGCAAGCCTATCTCAACACTGGGGAAGCGAACCCGTACAATGATCTCGACGTAAACGCGAAGGGAATGATAAACCTCCTACGCCTCACAGAGAATACCGACATAAGCCTCATCTACACAAGCACCGGGGCCGTCTACGGACTCAGCGAAGTACCCCACAAAGAGGACTCCGCATGTCGCCCAATGTGCAACTACGGAATATCGAAACTAGCAGCCGAACTATACCTACAGAAATGGGTCAGCACACGAGGAGTAGACGCCAAGATAGTGCGGTTCAGCAGCATATACGGACCCGGACGCAGAGCCGGTCCAGTGAACGTGTTCCTCCGGCAAGCCATAAACGGGAAGCCTATCACAGTCCATGGGAGCGGTAGTCAGACGCGGGACTACGTGCACGTTGAAGACGTTGTGCGCGGCATGGAACTCGTACAGGAACGGGGACAACGGGGACACATTTACAACCTCGGGTTCGGTGAAGAGCACAGCGTCGCCGAGGTTGCAGGCATCGTGCAGCAGATATACCCGTCTACGTCGATAGAGTACGTGAAGGCTGAGTACAGCCCCTATGACCTGCCGCGTAGCTGGTTCGACATAACTAAGGCGCGGGGACTCGGATACAACCCGAGGATGCACCTTGAACTAGGGATAAGGAGCACCGCGTTCGACATGGAAAACAGTCAAAGGTGAAAACGTTGACACAGAAACTATACGAAGCCTTCCGGTGGTTCAGGGACGACTTTAAAACCACGAGCCAGATAGGGAGCAAGATACGCATAAAAGGCGTAGCGCTTTTCCCAACGGTGTCCCGGAACAACCGCGAATACATAGAGGAGGAGCTTCTACGTAGCGCAAGGACTCTTGCGGGGAAACCAATCGACGTAAACCACGAGTACGACAGATGGCTCGCATCAGAGCAGAGAGGAGTCGAGCCGAGCTTCAAAGGACACGTACTGGACGCGGACTATGAGGACGGCTACATCGAGTACGTCGCAGAGGTAAACAGCAGCGAATACGTGGCGAAACTCAAGGACAGAGACCTCGTTAAAAACGGTCAACGTACAGAGCAGTGGTACATGGAGAAATGGGGCAAGAAACCCATCCACGGCGTCAGCATAAGCGCCAACTACCGCTACAACGAGAACGACGCGACAGAGCAGAAGACGCCGCTAGGCATACAGTTCGTGCGGTTAAGCCTAGTGGAAGACCCAGAGCTACCTGGGGTGAAAGGCACGACAATCGAACTCATGGAAACCATACGGGAGAAGTCATCGCAGGAAGTCCTGATAACAGGATTGTTCCTACGGGACTTCGCTCCGAAGGTCTATGAGACGTATAACAAGGATGTGTTATCTAAGATGACAACGGAACAGGAGCGGGGAAACTACTCCATTGAGCCGGTCTTCCAGATTGCACACGACCCAAGAAAGTATGATGATGCTTTAGAGGTCGGTGCGGTTCAGGAGGCAGAGGAACCCGCCGACATAGGAGAACCCATGGGGGACTATACTAGCTTCGCTGATTGTGTCGCGAAGAACCAAGACAAGGATGATCCGGAAGCCTACTGTGGAAGCATTAAACACAAGGTAGAGGGCGAGACGGAGGAAGAGCCGCCTGTAGAGGAATCGGTTCCAGCATTCACGCCGCTCGACATAAAGGCAGAGTCGTTGAAACCGCTAGAACCGATTAAAATTCCCTCTTTCAAAGAACAAAATAAAACCATTGATGAAAAAGAAAACCTGCAAACGAAGTTAGCTGAGGAGAAAGCAATATTTGAACAACAGCAAAAAGACAAAATCCACGAAGCAGAACACAGTGCCATGAAAAACGACATTAACGAACTAAAAACTGACGTAAACTCAATGAAAGAAATGCTTAAACAAATATATGAATTTACGTCAGAACACCGCACCGCAATTACTGAAACAAGAGGAATAATATCTAATATCCCAAACGAGTTCACGAAACACGCTGAAAAAATATGGGCTGAAATAACTAAATTAGGAACAGACTTTGCTTCATACCAAGAGGGGGCAAACAAATATGGCGTAAAACTGGTGAAGATGACTGAAGACATGGATGAATTAAAGGCGAACTCTGCTATGAAATCTGACTTGAATAACATCTCTGATAAAATAGATTCCTTGAAGGAAACTGTTGACGGAAGGGAGGAGAAACTAGCCTCCATAGACGCGTTGAACGAGAAAACGGACTCCATGACCGAGACAGTGGCGGGATACGAGGACAGGATAAAAGCCCTTGAAACACCTCCCGAGCCAGAGGAACCGCAGGAACCCATCACGGAGACAGTGGACGAGCTAGAGATACTCAAGGAGAAACTTGAGAATCTCGAGACTCATGTCAAGGCAGGGTTTAAGGCACCCGAGAAAAGCCTCACCGAGACCGATAATAAACCAGTTGTCGATCTCTCCAAAGACCCCTTAAAGGGGTAATCACTTATTTCACGGTTACTAAACCCCCGAAAGGGGAGGTAATAGACGGGAAACCGTCTTAAAAACAAACATGACGACAAATAATGGCAACAGATAACTACCCCTCAGAAGAGGGCTACATTTGCGATGGAAACGTAATAGGATTCTGCAAATGTCAAGCAGCGGTAGAATTTCTTGAAGTAGTATACATACACGGAACCAACGTAGCAGGATACATCAGCGTCGCACCAGCGGCAGCGGACGGAGACGGAATAGCCGTCGCACTAAAAGAAGGCGCGGCAGGCGACTACATCCCAGTCTGCTTCTTCGGCATCGTAAAGATGTACGCAGGAGCAGCCATGGTGCCCAACGACGCAGTGATAAACGACAGCCTCGGAACATATGTACTACCCATACCCACATACACCCACGACGAGTTCGTAGCGTGGAGAGGATACGACCAGGACGGCAGCCAATGCGTCCTCGGCACATGCCTCGGACACGCAGCAGCCTCGGGCGACGAGGTGCTGATACTTGTAGGGAGGGTGATCTAATATGACTGACACATATCCAATAGAGGAAGGCTTCATCGACGACGGAATGGTGGTGGGCTTCGCGCGGTGCATCGGCACAGTGAACCTCCACTACACGGTCTTCACAACGGCACCTGCGTCAAGCACGGACCTATGGGTTCAGCAGGGCGCGGATGATGCGGACAGTATCGGCGTGGCGCTTAAAGCAGGCGCAACAAACGACCGGATACCTGTCTGTTTCTACGGCGTCGTGAAGATGAAGGCAGCGGAGACAGCTATCAATGAAGGCGACATACTTGAGAACGACGCAACATCAAACCTGCTATTACCAATAACGACAATCGGAGCCTCAGACATGACGTGTTTCAGGGGACTAAACTACACCGGAACCAGAGTCAGATTCGGCAAGGCGCTACAAGCCGGAGCCGCATCTGTAGATGAACTGCTAGTACTAGTCGGGAGGGTGGTCTAAATGACCGACCTATACCCAGACGAAGAAGGCTACATAAGCGACGGACATGTCGTAGGCTTCTGTAAAGTGCAGGCAGCGGTGGAGATACACGAAGTAGTCTACGTCCACGGCACAGCGGTGAGCGGCGCGATAAGCGTCGCCCCCGCAGCGGCGGATGGAGACGGCTTCGCAGTAACCCTGAAGGCGGGAGCAGCCGGAGATTATATCCCGGTGTGCTTCAGAGGCGTCGTGAAGATGTATGCAGGAGACACCATCACAGCGATGGACATGCTACAGAATGACGCGGTTGGAACCTATGTGCTTCCCATACCTGACACCACAAGCGATGAATTCGTGGAGTGGCGCGGGCTTAACTGGACTGGCACAAGGCAACGCCTCGGAGTAGCCCTGCAAGCGGCATCAACAACGGGCGACGAAATACTTGTCTTAGTAGGAAGAACATTCTAGGTGACTAGAAATGATAGGAGATTTTAGCAAAACAGCATACCCAAGAAAAAACCTACAGGAAGTTCTCGCAATCACAGAGGAGCCGAGGAAACAGGTTAGGGAAACCCTTAACTCAGGTTTCTTCCACCCCACTGATGCCTCTATCTATAAGGGACTGAAGGAAGACGACAAAGCAGCAACCAAGGAACTGCTCGACAGAGCAAGCCTCAGCAAACTAATACAGGAGTACCTTGGGGCAAGCGGCACCACAGACATAGCCGGAGCCGCCTACCTCATACCGGACAAGATATACGATATCTTGTTCACCGCAGCGGCAGAGACAGACCTAGTGCCACAGGCAAGCAACATCGTCACCTGCCCCGGCAGCAGCCTAAAGGTTGATGTCGAGGTAGACGGACAGTTCGTCGCCCACTACAGCGGAGGCGGCGGAGCGTTTCCCACGGAGACGATGGAGCCAACCCAAGTCACGATCACCCCGAAACTCTTCGGCATCAGGCCGGAGATCAATAACGAGTTGATCGAGGACAGTCAGTTCGACCTCATCGAGGTGCACCTGAGACGCGCAGCGGAGCAGATGGGCGAGTTCTCGTCCCACCAGTTCCTAGCACGCCTCATCACGGGCAACCACGGTGACGGCACACAGAACGCGCTGACAACGGGAGCAGCCACAACCACCGACCTCGGAGACCTACTTGACGCGTTCGCCCTCAACCTTGAGGACGGCTTCGTAAGCGACGTGTTCATCATAGGCCCAGGGCCGGTTAGCGACATCCTTCAGGACGCAAGCGCAGCGATATACAGCGACCAGTTCCACACTAAGTGGAGCATGAATGGGGCACCCATCATAGCGGACGCGGGGAGCATGTTCTTCGGGACGTTCCTCGGCATGAAGGGATACATAAACCCCGTTAACAGAAGCTCCGGGGACGGTGCGCTGTACCTGTCAAGCAAGTGGCATAGCTTTGTGTTAAACAAGGCGAACGCCTCCTTGGCGGTGCGGAAGCGCTGGCTTAAGATGGAGAATTACAGCGATCCTGTACGAGACCTCGTAGGTGCAGTGATTTCAGCTAGACAAGAAGCTAGCTGTATCTATAACGACGCGTCCTGTGAGATCACAGAACAGTAGTCGTTATATTATCAATACGTTTTTTTCTGATCGCAGGAGTTACAGCCTGCCCGTTGAGACCTGTAGGGGTCGAAATCGGATAAAACCATTGTATAGTGGTGAAAACAGATGTATGGAATACAGGAAATGGTCGAGAAGACCGAACCCTCACGGAAGCTCGTGGAGGAGCATATGGACAGCTACGGCTCATATGTTCATAGTAATGCGAACATCTTCATGGGGTTAAAGCGAAGCGTGGAACGTGAGCTACGGGAGAGCATCAGAAACATTCCTCTCAGAGAGTTCCTAGTGAAGTCAGGTTCAACCGGATTGGCAGGGGCAGCGTACCTTGTCCCCACAAAGATAAATGACATACTTATAGCCACCGCGACAGTCAGAGATGTTGTACCTCTAATCAGCGCATATATTATTGATGGGTGGGAGGGAGGCGACTTAACGGTTGACATTGTGGTGAAGGATTCATGGAAAGCCAACGACTATGGCTCAGGCGGAGAAATCCCGTCTGGAACCCCTGAGACTGTGAAGGCGACGATAAGCCCGAAGGCGTTCGGCTGGAACCTAGCGGTAAACAATGAGATGCTGGAAGACGGTAACTGGAACCTCGTAGAGTGGCAGGTTAGAACAGCGGGGGAAATCATGGGTGTGAAGTCAAGCGACTTAGCGTTGACGGCACTAATAGCAGCCGCCGACGGAGACGGCACCCTTAACTCATCCGCTACAGGTGACACCGCTGAGACCAAGTACACCGGCGGAGCAACAGCAGACGTACACGACGCCATTCAAGGAGTGGGTCTGGATAAATGGGTTGCGGACACCATGGTAATCACCTCGGAGGCGTGGCAGCACAGCGTATCCCTCACAGGAGTCGCAGCGGTGCTGAACGGATTAACAAGCCACCCCCCATCAAGCCCAGAATATCACATGAAGTTCCAGAATATAGACGTTCTCCTTAACAACAGCAACGCCCTACACCTAGCAACGGACGCGGCAGGAGCATTCACGGTATGCAAAACCATCGTGTTTGACAGGGGAAACGCGTTACTCACAGGGCGTAAACGGTGGCTCGCTATAGAGAACTACAGCAAACCAGTTGAAGACCTAGTCGGGGCAACGGTCACATCACGGCAGGACAGCGTAACACTGCACAAAGACGCAATATACGTATTAACCGAGACCGCATAGAAATGAGTCACCCAGTCTGCCGAGTCCAGTGTCCCCAATGCGGCAAATGGTGGAACATACCAGCCTACAGCAACCGCCTATGCGACTGCCACCTCATCTGTGAGAACGGTGAAAGAGAGGAGGACTGCTCAGTATCCGAGTATAACTGGTCGGGAGACTTCGGGTGGCCCGAGGGCGCTCACACGGGGGCTAAGGATAGGGGTGACGATAAGAGGAACGCTACCGGATACTGCTCTACTCATAGCAAATACGTGTATAAGGTTCCGGTGTGGATAACTGACCCGCCTTTCTCATGGAAGGAATACTTTAAGAACCGGCTTCCAAGGAACCAGCGTATGTTCCGTCAGCGATAAACTTATATACAGGGAAAACAATGGGATAACGTTATGGGTGAAGAACTAGAAGAGATTACAGAGATAAAGACTCGTCCAATCAGGGAGGAAAACCCCTACGATGACTTCTATAGAAACCTTTCACAAACGCTGTCAACAAACGAGAGAAGCGAGCCACCCATAACACAGTCCTTCACACCGTCAGCGCCTCTGACAGAAGACACAACCGACATAATGATTGAGATGCTGGACTTATGGAAGAAGACGCTGCAACATACCCAAAGATCGAGGTAGTTATCCCGACTGGGTATGTGAAGGACTACGTTCTCCTCTACATGATAGCCGCCTTAGAGTGGCTAGACTACCCCCACGACAGAATGGAGATAACGTGGGCAATCACAACCGTGAAAGACACGCCGGAGCTAGACGAGACACAGGACGCATACTATAACAGAGTCACCCGCCTCATGGAGACAGCGCACATAGACTGCCCATGGAGCATAAACAAGGTGTATATATCGCAGAAGCAGGCGGGAACCGGCTTCATGCCCATCCTCAAGAACCGCCAATACCTACGCGGACACTTCCTAGACGGGGACGCCGACTACTTCATGATGGTGGGTGGAGACAACCCGCCTCTACGTGACGCCGCTAAACGCCTGCTGAAGCTGGACGCTGATGTGGCGTTCGGAGTATCATATCAACGCCCAGAACGGGATAGGGCGCTCGGCATATACCCGATGGTATGGAAATACGCGTGGACAATGGACGAACTGAAAAAATATAATCTTCCACTGGATAAGCTAGAGCATTTCAGGAACGCGTTCCTCAACGCCACACTATATGTGCCGATATGGGCGATACCTAACTGGAAACGCTACAAGACCATGACAACCGTGGCGGGGGGCGACGGAAACTGTCTGACGCGGCGCGAAGTAATCGAGAACATCGGGTGGAGTCTCCCAGGGATAGTGGGCGGGAACCTCGGATACCACAGCGAAGACCTCCACTGGTTCAACCAAGTCAACCTAGCGGGATACAAGACGATAGTAGACCTGAAGTATCGGGTGCCTCACATTCACACTACGGGCGAGAATTTTTGAGCAGCGAAGAAGCCTTCCAACTATATGGCAGCAGCTATCTCCCAGGGTTCTGCCAGTTCGAGACAGGGACAAAATGCAACACGTCGTGTATCATGTGTGCCCATCGGAAGATGAAGCCACGCCCAGACGCGAAGTGGAGCACACTCACAAGGATAATAGACACAGTCATACCGACAGCCACCTCATGCTGCCCCTTTCTCATGCAAGAGCCGTTGACTGAGCCTCGGCTACTTAAGATACTTAACAACATTAAAGTAGTTAACCCCCAGTGCAGCATCACCGTCTACACCAACATGGCATTAATGAACCACAACTACACGAAAGCCATAATAGACCAGCAGCGCCTCGACAAACTAGCCATAAGCTTCTATGGGCCTACAGAGAAAATCTATAACAAGGTACAGCCGGGGCTGGACTGGGAGCAGACGAAACAGAACATCCGTGGATTCATAAAGTACCGAGACGAGAAAGGATACACTAAGCCATCCGTGGAGATGCATTACATCGTCATGCCTCTGCTGGCGGAGAACGCTGAAACGTTCTTCAACGAGTGGCGCGGAGTCGTAGACGCCATATACTACGTCCACTATGACAACTTCCACGGAGACATGCCGAGCCTACCAGACGAACTTCAACGCAAATACTGGGGGGAACCAAACCCAGAGCGTCTCCCATGCAGCCGCCTATGGAAGAGCTTCAACGTGTTAAGCAACGGCGACGTAGTTCCCTGCTGCATAGACTATGATAATACAATACCTCTCAGTAACATCATGGAGGATGAGCCGCATGACATCTGGCGTGGAGCGAAGATGGAGAAACTCCGGCAAATGCATATTGAACGCCGGTTCGACGAGATACCGCTGTGCCGAGACTGCACCGTGTGGAGATATGAGGAGCACCCTGAATGGATAAATCTGTGGAGCAGCTAGAGCAGCAACGGAAAACCCTCTACGAGCGGACGCTTCCCCCAGATATGCCGCTGAAAAGCATCTGCCGGAACTGCGGGGGAACCATGTATCGATTATGGCTTAACCCGCGAATAATGCTGTCAACCCATCTGCCCGAGGAATGGGTTAAGACAGAGGGAGAGAAACACGGCATATACTATGACCCAACAGACGTGCCATATGACCCGGAGTGCAACTTCATAGGAGTCATAACGAGCTACATGAAAGACCTCGGGAAAACAATAGTAGATTTACATGAGGCAAGGATGAAAGATGTTCAGCCCACCGAAGATGAGTAACGACCAGAAAAACTGTAGCAACTGCTACTGGCTCCGCTTCCAAAAAGGAACAGTCAGGACACGCTGCTGCACCTACCCCGGACCAATAGAGCTTGGAACCGTAGAGATTCCAGTTGAGGGAGATGAGCCGATAAGAGTCAAGCAGTGCCTCATGTGGAAGGACTGCGGATTACTCGGAACAGGCATCCAGAAACGCCTCGTCTGACAGTTTGATTTAAAGAGTGATAGTTATGCCTACATATACAAGTACAACCCACGTCGCACGCTACGTGGACACCTCGGGAATATCAACGGCGGACCTCAACGGCATCATCAACGACGCCGAACAATACATCACCGTAATGCTCTCAGGGGCTTCACTGAACAGCACCGCGTTCCGCCTAGTCGCGTCCCTACAGAGTGCCATAGCGATAGCGGGGCGTGACCCGACGAGACTACGGGTGGGACAATTCGAGTCAGACTACGGTGAACGCGTCGCGGATTGGCGTCGCATCATAAAGGACACAATTCGACAAGAGAAGATGAGTATAAGGCGAGCCTAGATGGGCGTCATAGAAGCCGCCGCAGACCGCTACCTACAGAAACATGGGGTGGGGGCTACGTGGTGGAGAAGGCAGAGGGGCAGCAAGGACAGCGAATCGGGTCACAGCGCCGAGACATGGAAATCATCTACAACCGCGTTTATCCTCAGCTTCCCGGTTAACGTGAGTGGACGGTACACTGAGGCGGGGTGGGTTGACGAGGAGCGTCATGAGGTTCACGCATCCACCGCGTTCCGTGTACGAGACCGTTTGGTGTGGGATGGCGGGACATATGAGGTGGAGCAGGACGCCCAACCCGTACACATCTATAACGGCAGCCTCTATTACCGGCATATAGTGGTGAAGCGTTCATGAGTTTCGACGGAAACCAGTTCGGCATCGGCTTCGACATAGGAGGAGTGGTTCTTTCAAGCCTCACGCGGGCGCTGCAACGCTTCGGAGTCGTGGCGAACATGATGAAGCGCACACGCGGAGTCAAGGACAGTGAGACGGGGCATAGCCCTGAGACGTGGAGCAACAACACCGTATTCATACTATGTTTCCCTGTTCAGAGTGACAGCAAGGAGACAGGAGCGGGAGACGCAGTGACTCAGAGATATGAGATATTCGGTGATACGGCGATGAATATAAGTAACAGGCTTGTGTGGGGCGGAGAGACGTATCAGATTGAGACAGGCCCAGAGATGGTGTATCATGGTGAAGTTATCTACTATAGGCATGTGGCGGTGAAGTTGACTTGAGTCTTCCTAAGCCTTATCCTCCGACGAAGATTAAGTACACTGACTGGGACGCAGTTATAGATGCCCTTGAATCTATATTGGGCACGGGTGCGGCTGGTCCGATAACGGTTGACGTCATCAGCGAGAAGACGGGCGCGACAGGAGTCACCATTGACGGTGTTCTCCTCAAGGATAATGCGATAACGCTTCCCTCTCTCACGGTGGGGCGTATCCCCATAGTCGGCACAGGTGGGTTGCTCGGTGATGATAGTGACTTCACTTTTAGCGGTGACACTTTAACCGTAACAAAGATAGCCGGAACGGTATTCAGTAACAATATTACAATAGGAGATACTTTTGGAATACTAACAGGAAATGCCGATGACGATTATATTACAATAAGAGCGAGAGATAACGGCGTGTCTAGGATTGAGGTTGCTCGCGCTCAAGGCGGTGTTGAACCATATTTCAGTTTTGGAACTTCACAAGAAAATAAATTCTATCATAATGGCAGTGTTAGTTTAGGCGGAAATGTCACAATCCAAGGAGCCACGCCGCCTGACTTGATATTGGATAACTCTGAGGTTGGTATTACAAGAACCAGCCCCTCAATTTATCTTCGCGGTAACTATTGGAATGACCCAAATAACTATCAGATACAGTCACAGATCAGGGTTAGCGGCGGTAGTAATCCATACCTAGAGATTCTAACACAGGAATCTGGGACTGACAGCACACTTACAACGATTGCATGTTTCAGAAGCGAGAAACAGCAACTTCTTGGTAATCTTGAGATAGATAATATTACGACGGGCGCAAACGGCAACAGCCCAACCATATATCTACAGGGTAACGAATGGACAGATCCAACGAATAGTTTAGTAGAAGCAACACTTCAACTCATAAGCGGCGACAACCCCTACCTACAGATAAAAGTAGACGACGCATCCTTTGACCGTCAAGAGATTCTGCGACTAGAGTCCGCTAAGATTGGGTTCTTCGGTGTAACCGCCGCTTCTCAAGTTGCCCATCTAGCCGACCCAGGTAACGAGGCGGAGAACAGCGCAGCAATAGCCACGTTGATAGACGCATTAAAAGTGTATGGGCTTATGGCGGCAGACCCGTAGGAAGGTAATAGAAATGAAATACAGATATTGGCTCGACGGAGAGTGGAGCAACGAAACAGAACTCGGCAACAGCATAACATCTGGCGGCGAGGTACAGGCAGACAGCATCCCTGGGTTAAAGCAACGGATGAAGGAAATCGTATGCAGAGGACTGAGAAACCTCGGCGGAACCACTTGGGAGGGACTCGTCACCGTCACCAAGATAGAGGAGACAATCCTTGTGGACGCTAAACCCTATAAGATAAGCATACAGACTATTGACAACGTGGAGACTGAACTAGAGGCATAACCATGGCAGAAGAACCACCCAAACCAAAGAACTATCTCGTGAAGATATTCGGGGGATTCACAATCCAAGTCGCAGCGGAGAACCCCGAGTACGCGAAAGGACTCGCCGTAGGGCAACTAAATGCTCGTGTCCCCCAGTTTCAGGTAACACAGGTTACAGTCGAAGAACAGTAGGCAGTCTCTATGAGTACCCCGAAGGCGACGCTGGAAGCCATCCTAGACGACATGGCGACCACCATAGACGACGACACAACGGCAGCGTCAATCCTCGTGCACTACAGCGGAGGCAACGACACATGGAAGGAGCTATTCATCACAGACGACTACGACGTAGTGGTGGAGATAACTGAGGGACGCTACGGAAGCATCCGCGAACTACAGGACGTACCCGTACACCACCAAGAATACTTCACAGTAAGCATCTGCACCATCGACAAATTCGACGCCACGCCGACACTCATCGCCACCGGCAGCAAGATGCAGGACAAGATGCGAGACCAACTCCAAAGCGTCATCGAGGCAGCGGCTCAGGGGTCGCAGTACACGCTCACCACGCCAAGCGGCAGACCAGACCACCGAAGAGTCTCAGGGTACTACATGTATTGTTTCCGCTACGACGTGCTCTACGAGGACAGCCAATAAAATAATAGTTTAGGTTGAACAAACATGACCGACGTGAAAATTGATTACGTAACCAAGGTTGCGTTAGGGTACGACTCCACAAACGCGGATACAGCGTTAGCCATAGTGCGGTTCAGCGACAGACTTGTATCCCCAGACGGAGCCATGGTTGAACCAGTGAGCGTCATAAACACGGTGAAGCCAGCGACAGTGGGGCAACGAGCCAGCTACTATGAAATGGAGTTAGAGCTTGACAGCGACAACAGCATGTTCTACGATCAGCAAGTGACGAGCGGCGTAGCGACTTCAAGGGCGCTCAGAGACTCCGCAGCCAACGGACGGATAGACTACTTCATAGTCAACCTCAAGGACACAGCCGGAGCCACAGTCAGCTACCTCTACGAGACGCAGAGAGTCTACCTGACGGGAGCATCTGGGCGCGTCAGCAACGAGAAAGGCACCGAGAGGAACCCCACCATCTACCGCCTAATATGCCGAGGAAACAAGACGGTGGGAAACACAGATATCACCGCTAAAGGGGGGGCATCAAAAGAGGTTCAATATACTGGAATAAGCAGCGTAGTCCTCAACGCGGGAGCAAACACAACCGCCGTAAACATACTGGAATACGAGTGGGAGTTCGTAGGCCCAGACGGCTCAGACATCCTTGATGTGCGCACCACGCCTAACACCTATGAAGGTGTCGGGGTGACTGAGTGGAGCGGCAAACATTGGCGGCTTAAACTAACTTTCGACAGCTACACAGATATCTTTGACAGTTATATAGAGGATGACGCGGTTAACCCAGTTATCGCCGCAGTCGTGAATGTTGTGATGAAGACCGCCGCAGGTAGCACACAGGTTCATAGTTATGAGACAAGCAAATGCTATATATCTAACGTTGACGGCGAAACCGTTGAGAAGGCGACCCGTAACCCCGTCACATATGAGCTTGTCTGCATAGGCACACGCTCAGTGTACTAAAATGCTGTTCCAAGACTTTCTAACCCAGTTATCAGAGCTAGGCTACCCGGAGCAGGCGGAGGAATACCTTCTAGCAGTCATGTTCAGAGCCGCCGTGAAGGGAATAGACCCGGATGACACGCTTTCTATGGATGCCGATGAAATCGTCAGACTGATTGTTACACCGGAGGAACCCTACGGGTGGAACACGGTTTGGGGGGAACACATTGTCAAGAGTAGTTAGGGTAGCTGGGTCGCTGCGAACAGTCCGGGACACTCTTTCACGCATCCGAGCGCAAATGGCTATGAGGGACGCCATAGGTTGGAGCCAGTTCCTCGCAGACGAATACTGGGAGTACCGAAGCCAGAGAGATGAAAAAGTTTGTCCTATATGTGAAGCAAATGATTTAGATCACCTGTTTATCGGAGATGAGATTTCAACAAAGTTCCCATCAAACACATATAGAGAGAAACCAAAAGAAGTGCATCCACAAGTACATATAGATAATCCATGGCTCAAAGGAGAATGCCGGTGCAGTCTCTTTTGGATGAACTTCCCAGAAATACTGTATGATCGGCTTCATGAAGAGTTATTGAGGGAGACACTTGGCTGAGAGAATAGACGTAACCGTGACAGGGATCACGGAGATAGACATCTACATCGCCAAGTTGAACGAGGCGTTATCCAAAGAAGCCGCACTCACCGGAGTCACACCCAGCAGAACATCCCGTAGAGCGGCGCAGAAGAAGATAACGGATTGGCAGAGATTCATCATAGCCATGAGCGCCGTCGAGAACCAGAATCCTCAGATGATGGAGTTAATAACCGAGGAGAAACTTCCCGGCATAAACCGTGAGATGCGACTAATATTGGGGCAGGTTCCCGGGATGCATCAAGTTATCCGGCAATACTTTAACATCAAACGTTTACAACGGGGAGTAATCATGGGCGGCTTAATGGGGCAGATAACGCTGTTAGCGACCGCCGTCGTCTTACTTCAACTTGTGCTTCGCCGCCAGAAGGAGATGGAGCGTCAACGTAAACAGTATGAAGACCTCATCCGAGGATACTACGCGGAGTGGACGCATAAAGAGTATGAGAGCCGAAGGCGGCTAGAGGACAATGCGTTACGCGGGAGGGTTCCAATATGACTCAGACAATATCCGTCACCGTGGGAGGCCACACAGTCACCGGCGACGTACTAGAGATAGACATCTATAAAGAGGTATTCACTGTCGGCAGATGCGAGATAACCATCATTAATGAAGCGAACGAGTGGGGCGACGACTTCGAGCCAGATGACGCCATCCTCATCATAGTCGGCGTTGACACTGTTTTCCGTGGATACGTTGACGACGTGAAACCATATAACGACCCCACGTTCAACAACCTTCCTCTAACAAAGATATATGGACGCGACAAAGCCTTCGACCTAGCTCAGCTCTACATCACCAAGAAATACAAGGATACTGAAATAGATGACGTATTCGATGATGCCCTGAGCACTGCAACGGCGGAGATAACTTATACGAGTCAGACAACCGGAGCAGTAATATCCCACGAGTTTAAACGTGGCTACCTCATAGACGAGTTCAAGGAGATGTGCCAGAAAAACAACTATGACTACTACATAACATTGGACGCCACTCCAAAACTCAAACTATTCCGCACTGGAAGCACCTCCTTCTACCTAGACGGCGGAGGGGCACGCGCAGATGTTGACCTAGACCTCGTTGAGAACAGTATCACAAATAATATCCTCAGCATAGAGAAGGGCGAACGCATAGGATTCGACATAGCTAACTATGTGGATGTCTACGCCGGGACACTCAGCGACCACTGGACAGATGATAACAGCGGAGACTGGACGGGAAACGATGCAAACGTAACGATAGCGGACGAAACCTCGATAACCCCGAAGATACTTGTATTAAAGGGGCAATCAAGCATCAAACTCACACGCAGCGATAACGCGGATGCCCTCGCAGCCCACATAGACCTAGCTACAGCAGGATACAGTCAAGCCACCGTAGACCTCAGCAAAAACGGGGAAGGATACTGGCTTGTCCGCTGGGAGAACGCGGCGGCTACCCCGAATGTAGTCATCCGCCCATATTTAGAGGACAGTAGCGGGAACCGGATATACTTCCACCGAGCTAAGGGGGGCGGCGGAAAAGAGAAAGGCAACACAGAGGATGTCACGAAGAGTAAATGGAGTAAAATCTATTGGTACTATGGAGACGACCAAGACATCACCCTCAACGGGGCGAGCCGGAGAAGCGGGCAATGGTACTATGATTCAGGCGACAGTGCCTTCAACTGGGATGCAGTTCAGAAAATAGGCATATCCGCAGGGGATATGACGACAGAC